AATCTCGTCAACAATCTCATCAAGCATGCAGAAGGACAGATAGCAAAACACAAAGCAAATGTAGAAATATATTTTACATATCCCACTGGTATCGGTGAGCATCCTGATGTTATGGGTGCTATTGAAACAGAGTTGAATGAAATATCTAGATACCATGAACAAATCACAATTCTAAAGGAGTATTTTGACGCATGAAAATCTTTTTAGATACAGCAGATACAGAATTAATAAAGAAGTATTATGGAACCGGTCTTATTGACGGTGTTACTACAAACCCTACTCTTATCCGCAAGAGTGGTAGAGACCCAGAGGATGTTTACCAAGAACTAGCAGACTATGGTGTTCGTGACATTAGCATGGAAGTTGTTGGTGATGAGAAGACTATGACAGAGGAGGGTAGAAGACTGCATAGCAAGTATGCATTTCAAAGTAAAAAACTTAGCGTCAATCCTACCACAATCAAAGTTCCTTTATCACCTGATGGTCTAAGGACATGTAGATCACTCGCTCTCGATGGAATCAAAGTGAATGTTACTCTTGTTTTCTCAGCAGCACAGGCAATACTAGCATCAAAAGCAGGAGCAGCATATGTTTCTCCTTTTGTGGGTAGATTGGATGATCAATCTGTCAATGGTATTGGTCTTATAAATCAGATAGCGAGTATATATCGTATGCATGGATCTCAAACACAGGTCCTTTCTGCATCAATACGAAGTGTCCAACATGTGTCAGACTCTTTTCTCAACGGAGCAAACATATGTACAATGCCACCAAGTATTTTTGAGAAGATGTATAATCATATACTCACTGATAAAGGTCTTGACTTATTTGATCGAGACTGGGCACTTGTACAATCAAAATAATGATCGTTAGAAGAGAACGTCCTTGGGGGTGGTATGAAACCATCGTCGAGGACAAAAATTATAAAGTAAAAAGACTTTGGTTCAATCCTAACCAGAGATTATCATTACAGTATCACAATCATAGAACAGAAGACTGGGTTGTAATTCAAGGTAGTGGTATTGTCACACAAAACAGAGTGGAAACTGAATGTAAAGTTGGAGATACTTTTCATATTAATCTAGAGATGAAGCACCGTGCAAAAGGTGGACCTGATGGTTTGATGATTATTGAAACACAACTTGGCATATGTAGAGAAGATGATATTATAAGACTTGAAGATGACTACGGTCGTATTGATAGAGAAACTACATACATGTGCATGAACGAATACGGGACTGAATAATGATACTGATTACTGGTGGTGCCGGTTTTATAGGAAGTAATTTTGTAAATTATATTCAGAGAGTATGTGATGATGAGATTGTTGTCATAGATTCTTTATCATATGCTTCTGATATAAACTTTATTAAAAAAGATACCAAGACTACATTTGTATGGTGTGACATTGCAAATGAAAAACATGTCAATCATATCTTCAAAACATACAAACCAAACAAAGTATTTCATTTTGCTGCTGAGAGTCATGTAGATAATTCGATCAAAAATTATAAACCATTTCTAGAATCAAATGTGATAGGCACTATCAATTTGATGAATGCTTCACTAGAGGTGGGAGTAGAAAAATTTCATCATGTATCTACTGATGAAGTGTATGGTTCTTTAGATTACGATGATGAAGACATATTTACAGAGACCACACCATATGATCCAAGAAATCCATACTCTGCTAGTAAAGCAGCATCAGATTACTTTGTAAAGGCATGGCATAATACATACAAACTTCCTTACCTTATAACAAACTGTTCAAATAATTACGGACCACATCAACATCGAGAGAAACTCATTCCCCTTACCATCAGAAACGCTATGAGAGGTAAGAAAACTTATATGCATAGTGAAGGAAAGTTGATACGTGACTGGTTGTATGTTGAAGATCACTGTCGTGCTATATGGATGTTAGAGGAGCAGGGTATTATGAATGATACTTATAACATTGGTGGTGGTTGTGAACTTGATGTAGAAACTGTAGTCAAAAAAATACTTAATATTCTAGGTAAATCACACAAGTTGATAGGTGTGTCGGATGCAAGACCGGGAGTTGATAAAAGATATGCCATGAGTTATACTAAGTTGTATAACAAAACTGGGTGGAAACCGATCATGAATTTTGATACAGGTCTACAACATACTATTAATTGGTATTTGAATAGATGATTTCTTTATTTGGTCCGGGTTTTGTTGGTGGTAGATTTGCAGAGATGTATCCAACATTCACCCACATTGAGAAAAGAGATGAGAGATGTCCTACACATAAGGATGTTCTATATTTTATTTCGACAACAAATAATTATCATGTACATAATCATATAACATTAGATGTTGATACAAATCTAAAAGTCCTATGTGAGACTTTAGATTTCTGTAGATCAGAAGATATCACATTCAATTTTATATCATCATGGTTCGTATATGGTCAAGGAGGAAATGTTCCTGCTAAAGAGGGAGATCATTGTAATCCTACAGGATTCTATTCTATCACTAAGCATTGTGCAGAAAATCTAATTAAGTCTTTTGCACAGACCACTGGTATGAAGTATAGAATTCTTAGATTATGTAATGTTATGGGTGTGGGTGATACAAAGGCAAGTAAGAAGAAGAACGCTATTCAATATATGATTAATGAATTAGTAAATGATAGAGATATCAACATATATGATAATGGATCACATCAACGTGACGTCATGCATGTTGATGATGTTTGTCGTGCCATTCATCTTACTATAACTCATGGTGAATTGAATGAAATCTACAACATAGGTTCTGGTAAACCTACAGCAGTTAGACAACTGATTGATACTGCGATAAAATATACTAACACAAAAGGTAAGGTCTATAATATAGAACCACCTGAGTTTCATAACAATGTTCAGACCAGAAATTTCTGGTTGGACACCACTAAATTACAAGACCTTGGTTTTCGTCAAGCAGTCTCTAATGAATCTATCGTACATGAACTATGTCTATAAAAGATAAAGTCTCTAATTTTATATCACAATTGGGAGATGATGGTGAGAATCTATTCCCATATCTCGCTAATAAAGATTGGAAACCCGGCAACAACATCTATTATTCTGGTCCATATTGGGACGAGCAAGAACCTGTTGCTGCAATTACAACCCTTTTGAATGGTAAATGGTTGCCTGCAGGAGAACAGGTCAATAAATTTGAAGCAGAGTTTGGAAAGAGGTTTAAATTTAGATACAACCTTATGGTCAATAGTGGATCATCTGCAAACCTTGTCATGATTGCTGCACTCAAAAAATATTTTGGGTGGCAAGATGGAGATGAAATACTAGTATGTGCATGCGGTTTTCCTACCACTATCAATCCCATCATACAGAACAATCTCAAACCTGTATTTGTAGATATTGATTACACTGATTTGAATTGGGATCTTGAGATGCTAGAATCCAAGATTACCAGTAGAACTAGAGCGTGTTTTTCTTCTCCTGTTCTGGGAAATCCCTATGACTTCGATAAGTTTCTCGAAATTTTGGATATTTATGGACTCGAATACATCGCGGACAACTGTGACTCCCTCGGTAGTAAGTGGAGAGGTCAGTTTCTTACCAAACACGCCGTCGCTGCTTCTTGTTCTTTCTATCCAGCCCATCATATCTCTACTATTGAAGGAGGTATGGTCTCCTCTAATATCGAAGAGATAATCCAGATCGCCAGATCGTATGCTTGGTGGGGAAGAGGATGCTATTGTGTAGGATCCCAAAATAAATTGCCCAACGGTGTCTGTGGGCAAAGATTTGATCGTTGGTTGGAAGGGTACGACCATGATGTCGATCATAAGTATGTCTTCGGAGTTCAAGGATATAACCTCAAACCCGCCGATCTGCAGGGGTCTATCGGTCTTGTACAATTGACTAAGCAGGACGAGATACATCGCATCCGTCGTCTCAACAAAACTCGACTTCATCAAATCTTCTCTAAGATCGATGGTGCGAGGGTTATTGAAGAAAAAGAACATGCTGAGACATCTTGGTTTGGTGTACCTATAGTGTACGAAGGAAATAAAGTCCGACTCGTGAAATATTTAGAGGATAATAAGATACAAACAAGAAACTATTTTGCAGGGAATATTCTTATGCATCCGGGGTATAAACATCTTGAATCATATGCTAACTATCCTAACTCATGTAAGGTGTTGGATAATGTATTTTTCTTAGGATGTTCTCCTGTAATTACAGATCCTATGATAGACTACATAGAGGAGGTAGTTACCAAGTTCAGAAATGAACTTTAGATTCCCACTTTTGGGAAAAAATTTTCCGCCAAAAAAATCCTCATTAAGGTTTTTATGAAAACAGCATTAGTACTAGGTGCCGGTGGTTTTATCGGCAGTCACATGGTCAAGAGACTCAAGAAAGAAGGTTACTGGGTAAGGGGTGTAGATCTCAAATATCCAGAATTTTCTAATACAGAAGCAGATGAATTTATTCAAGGAGACTTGAGAGATAAAAGTTTCGTTGAAAGAGTTATACAGTATAAAGGAGAACAAGGAAACTTCTATGAGTCTGTTCCCTACAGATACATCGAACCATTCCATGAAATATATCAGTTCGCTGCTGATATGGGTGGTGCAGGATTTATTTTTACAGGTGATAATGATGCTGACATTATGCAGAACTCTGCAAGTATAAATCTAAACTTGTTAGATGCACAGCAGAAGTTGAATGAAACTTTTGATGGGTCAATAGGGTGGAGTGAATGTAATAGACCATGCTTAGATTGGATTACTAAGATTTTTTATTCTAGTTCAGCATGTATGTACCCAGAGTATAATCAATTAGATCCTGACAATCCAGATTGTCGTGAAGAATCAGCATACCCTGCAGCACCTGACTCAGAATATGGATGGGAAAAATTATTCTCAGAGAGATTATATCTTACATACAGTCGTAACTATGGTATGCCTGTTTGTGTTGCTCGTTACCACAACATTTTTGGTCCAGAGGGAACATGGCAAGGTGGTAGAGAAAAAGCACCGGCAGCAATATGTAGAAAGGTTGCTTATCTTCCAACAGACGGAGGAGATATTGAGGTTTGGGGAGATGGAGAACAAACTAGATCATTCTTATTCATAGATGAATGCATTGAGGCAACTTGGAGATTGATGCAGTCTGATTTCAAAGGACCAGTGAATATAGGTTCTGAAGAAATGGTTACAATCAATCAGTTGGTTGACACTGCTGCAAAAGTATCTGGTAAAACAGTAGGAAAGAACCATATAGATGGACCACTTGGTGTGAGAGGACGTAATTCAAACAATGATCTTATAAGAGAAAAACTTGGTTGGGATTACACACAAACTCTTGAAGAAGGTATCAGAAAGACTTATAATTGGATAAGTCAGCAGATATGTAGAGAAACTATATCATCTGCTGGTCTTGAAACTAAAGAATACGATTTATTAGCATCAGGATAGTATGAGATCACTCGTTACTGGGGGTGCAGGATTCATAGGATCCCACCTTGTTGACAAATTATTAGAAATGGGACATCAAGTTACTGTTGTGGATAATGAATCCTCAACATGTAATCAAGAGTTCTATTGGAATGATAAAGCGTGGAATGTCAGGGCAGACATATCAGATGCACAAGTCATGGAGCAAGTATTTTCTTGTGTAAACGAGGGAATGCCAAAAATTGATTGGGTGTTTCATCTTGCTGCATATTCTAGAATACAAATTGCATTACAGAATCCAGTAGGATGTGTGCGGACAAATGTATTAGGAACAACCACTCTATTACAGAATGCTCGTGAGCATGGTGTCAAGGCATTTATTAATTCATCTACTTCATCATCTTATGGTTTGAAAAATGAACCACCACTTAGAGAGGATATGACACCTGATTGTTTGAATCCTTACTCAGTATCAAAGGTGGCAGCAGAAAATATATGTAAGATGTATTCAGATTTATTTGACATCAACACAGTAAGTCTAAGATACTTCAACGTATATGGTGACAGACAACCTCTTGTAGGACAATATGCACCTGTAGTGGGATTGTTTTTAGAGCAATGGAAAAAGGGTGAGGCGTTTACAATTGTAGGAGATGGTGAACAACGAAGAGATTTCACTCATGTTGATGATGTGGTCAAAGCAAATATTGCAGCAGCAGAAAGAGCAAGTGACATAAGAGGTGAAATTATAAATGTTGGTACAGGAACTAATCATTCTGTAAATCAAATAGCAGATACGATTTGCAGTTGCTACACAAAAAACTTCATACCACCCAGACCTGCAGAGGCAAGAGTAACTCTTGCTGATATTTCAAAAGCAAAAAAACTTTTGGGATACATGCCATCTATTGAAATTAGTGATTGGATTGATGAATACAAAGTACGATGAAAAAACTGATGAACTTATTCATCCAGTAAAGATAAAAGAAAATCACTCTCAAGCATATCAAGATCTCTTTGTCTTGACTATGCTTAGTGGTAAAAAGAATGGCAGATATTTAGAGATAGGTGGTAATCATCCCAGTTCACTTAATAATACATATCTTCTTGAGACAGAGTTTAACTGGCAAGGTATATCTGTAGAGATAGATCAACAATTTCAAAGTCAATGGACAAACAGATTAAATAAATGTTATCTAGCAGATGCTACAACATTTGATTGGAGAGAAGCAATAAAAAATAAAGGTTGGAAAAGGAAAAGATTTGATTATGTCTCTATAGATTGTGAACCACCTGACATCACACTCAAAGCATTAGAGAATTTACCATTAGATGATTATAGATTTTCTGTGATTACATTTGAATCAGATTTATACATGTATGGACCTGAGTGTAGAGATATACAAAGAAGAATATTGAATGATCTAGGTTATCAGATTGTAGCAAGAGATGTTGCTAATGGAGGAAATCAATTCGAGGATTGGTGGATAGATCCTCAAGTTATAGATAATGTAACATGGGGACCATTTATTTCTCATGGTGCTGAAGCGAGAACATTGTTTATAAAATGATAATTTCTCATTGGTATGGCAGACTTGGAAACAATATTCAACAATGTGCAGTCGGCACAATGGCAGCAGCACTGACCCAATCTACATTTGAATCAATTGAACATGAGATTATCAGAAAACACTCGACATCGTTTGGACAGAATAGTCAGGAAGTACGATCAAAATTCTTCTACTGGGAAGGTCCGTACAAAGAAGTCAATATCGAAGAAGAATTCATTTATGAAAACATGCGTCATATATGTAAGAAATATATTCAACCCCATATCCAAGCACCGAGGGTTTTACTTCCTGATGATTGCATTGTTATTCATATTAGGAGTGGAGATGTCTTTGACAGGAGGGTTTCTAACCCTTGCAACTATGTCCCTAATCCTCTTTATTTTTATCTGCAACTTATTGAAGGATTTAATCAGGCGATAGTGGTCACCGAGGGAGATAATCATAATCCTATACTAGATGAACTCAGAAAGAATCCAAAGGTTACAATACAATCTAAAAGTGTAGCAGAAGATTTCGGAACTTTATTGTCAGCAAAACATCTTGCCAACTCTGGAGTTGGAACTTTTGGAATCGCTGCTGCCTTATGCAGTGATAACATCGAAACTTTTTACTGCACAGATGTCAGTATAAGTGAGCATCTTAATTACAAGATGCTTCTAGGCACTGATGTGACAGTAAGTTTGATGCCACTTGATGACTACATAAATGTAGGAGAATGGACTAACAGTGAAGAACAAAGAAGATTTATTCTTGAATACGATTCAGTTTCCTAGGAAAGTTTCTGATAAAATTGAAGAGACAGCAACTAATGGTCCTTGGTGGTATCTTCCTGATTGTGCACATCCCATAGGTCATGAATTACAGACTGATAGAAATCCTTATTTTTCTTGCAGCTTAATAAAAGATCGTGTTGTGAAAAATAATATTGCAAATCGTTATGATTTGTCATTCTTTAGTAAATATATTAGAATGAGTAAGCATACGATTGCAAGGGCACATGTTACCATGCACTATCCAAACCCTAAAAAGTTTGGGATACCGCATAACTTTCATATAGATCAACAGTTCCCACATATTGTGGCATTATATTACATTAATGATGCTGATGGTGACACAATTTTCTGTGATGAACATGATCATTCAAAGATTATACATAGAGAAACTCCTAAAAAAGGTAAGTGTGTAATCTTTGAGGGTTTACATACATATCATGCTAGTTCTTCACCGACTACAAACATTAGAATGACTTTGAACATTAATTATGACCATCTTTGATACGTTCACTTTTTATAATGAATTAGATTTATTAGAACTAAGACTTAATATACTGGGCGATGTTGTAGATTACTTTGTAATTAATGAAGCAACAATAACATTTACTGGTAAGACGAAACCATTATATTATTTTGAGAATAAGGAACGTTTCAAAAAGTGGGAACATAAAATCATACATCATGTCACACATGATGATAATAAAACACTAGAAGAATATTGGGAAGGTGTTCCTTATCACAGGAGCATGAAAGA